ATAATTTCGATGGCCTGGCTGAGATGATCAATGTGCCACATCTGGACATCCATCCTTCTTCTGTACGTCATCAGTCCTCGACGCATGGCATCGACGGTGGGGTTCAAAGCAAGTTTTTGTTTCCGTGACAACCTTGTCATGTTCCTACTCCATTACATAAACATTACTACTTTGTTTCATCTTTGTTAATGTAAAGTGATTTTACATTTGAAAACCCGCGATACGCTTGGCCGATTGCCACCACATCTGTATCCAATGTTGTCTGTATATATTCGTCCAAGTATTGCTCAAACATTTCAATCATTGCAATACCAGCAACATATTTCAGCTTTTCAATTTCTTTAATCCACTGTTCTGCCAAGCAGTCATTGATCATTAAATTTGTTGCTTGCCGAGAGCAATTGAGATGGCTGGTAATTTCTGTAATTGTGTAACCCCACTTGTCAATCTTACCGATCATCATCAGATTTGCAAAAGCAGATTTAAGTTCCGAGCTGCAAGCCCAGTTGCTGCACCGAGTGGACCGTTTCTGCCGGAGCTGGAATATTTTAACTTGATGCTGGGCGATCTCTCTTGTGTACAGTTCACGCAAATGATCGTGGGTTTTTTGATGATCTTCTGCGATCTCAATCCTGTTTAAGTGTCCCATCACTTGTCCTCCATACGCTTGATGTAGTTGTTGACAGTTGATGCGTGCCAAAAGGTTTTCTCAATGGCATCAGGTTTGCGTTGTGCCGATGGTGATGCTACGCCCAGTTGATTAAGATGCCGTGCAATCGCCCGTAATGATTCACCGTCGGCCAGCATCTTCTGGATTATCGGCCAGACCGCCGCCGCTCTTTTGTCAGCATTGGCTTTGACCGTGGCGTTGCCCTTCTCTTGAGCTACATCAAACCTATCATGCACCCCGAGCTTTGTGATGGTCTTGCCCTCCTTGGTAGTGTAGCTGCCCTTCTCTGCAATCTCCGCTTGTATCCGGGCCAAGCTGGCCTTGGTACGTTGCCGGATTTTTTCGCGCTCATGTTGATCAAAGAGTGCCCGGAACCCGATTGAGGTTTCATCCAGTGTGGGGTCATCAATGACCACCATCTTAATTTTACCTGTGTATACCTGTTGTTCAAAAAAGCGCAGGGCTTCCCATTGCTTACGAGCCAAACGGCTCAAAGAATAGATAATCAGGGTTGCCCCCTGTTTCCGGCAATAGGTCAGGCAGTCTTGCAAGACCTGACGGTTATGCCAATCCTCGCCGGAGCTGACCCCCTCTTCCCGGAACCATTTGACCTGGTGGTCACCGCCATTGAGCCATTCTTTGATGCTATGCTCTTGTGTCGCAACATCCTGGCTGTCGGTAGACACACGGACATAGGCTGCATACTTGCCGGTATGCGGTAGCCCAAAGTCTTCGCGCTGTAATGCTGTCATTTTGCTTTTTCCTCCTCGATTTTAACAAAGGCGTTATTGATGGCATTGTTAAACTTTGCCAAATCTTTAGCATCGCCATTGTTAGCAGCATTAACAGCTTTGATGATTGCTGCGGCTGCTTCCAAAGTCCAAAAGTCATCGTGCTTGTTGATCATTTCAGTCTCCCTTCGGCGTTACTGATTTGTTCATCTATTATTATAGATAGCACTATGATATCGATTGTACAACCCCTAGAGGTAACATTTTGCAAGGAAACGTACATATGTCTGATAACACTGCACTTTTTGTGAGGATCAGCCGGGAGTTAAAAGCTGATCTGGAGCGCGAGGCAAAGCGACAACGCCGGTCACTCGCATCTTTGGTTGAAGTTTTGCTGGCTGAACGGCTCTCGGATAAAGACCGCAATGCGGCCTAGCAAGTTCAGGAATAAGAAGGTCCAGCTCGACGGCTACACCTTCGACAGTCAGGCCGAGGCCAAGCACTACAAGTTCACACTGAAACCACGGCTCGAAGCCGGGGAAATCAGTCACTTAGAAATACATCCTCGCATCAGGTGTGAGATAAATGGGAGAAAGATATGCGATTATTTGGCAGATTTCAGATACATCGATCTGATGGCGAAAGGACCAGACGGGCAAGTTGGTTGCCGGGTGGTCGAGGACGTGAAGGGATACAAGACGGACATCTACCGGCTGAAGAAAAAGTTAGTCGAAGGTTTGTATCCCGGTACGAAGATTTGCGAGATATCGCCCCGGCTGTATCGGTCAGAGAAGTTGTAATCGCAGTCTGCGAACGCTTTATGATTTCGCCGCAAAGTCTGCTTGGACGCCTGCGTTTCAAAGAGTTTTGTCAACCGCGTCACATGGCCTACTTGCTGGCATATGAGCTGACCTATCAGTCACTGCCTGACATTGGAAAGGCAATGGACCGGGACCACACCACAGTTCTGCACGGTGTAAGAAGTATGCGCCTTGCCATGCAGAAAGACCCGGCACTCGCGCACGCCTATCAAGAATTAACCGCGATACTGGAGGCAAAGCACAAGGAAACCGATGCGGGCGAACAGGCTATCCGCATTGCTCTCGGCCATGAGATTGCTTCGTATTGATGAAAACGGTGCTTGATATGTCAGTAGAAGAGTTTGCCCAAGAGCTAGCCCGGATCAACGACAAGGCGTTGCACATTGAAACGGCTAAGGCAACCCGTGCCACCAACGGACGTTACAACAATGCAGCTCGGGGCAAGAGGCTCGGCACGTTCAGGTACGGCAGCAAGGCTGAAGTAAGCCAGGTTCGCAATGTGCTGTATTTGAGGGGCGGCAAATGATGGCTCATGTTGATTTGTGTTCAGGAATCGGCGGCTTCAGTCTCGGGTTTTCGTGGAGTGGTTTATCCGCGCCTGTCCTGTTTTGTGAAATCGATCCTTGGTGCCGCAAAGTATTAGCAAAGCATTGGCCTGATGTGCCGATTGCGCATGACGTAAAGGAATTAGCAAATGATCCAGCGAGACTTGTTCCAGACTGTGACATCCTCACAGCCGGATATCCCTGCCAGCCCTTCTCCGTTGCCGGGAAGCAACGAGGCGCGGAAGATGACCGCCATATCTGGCCGGAAATATTCAAGATTATTCAAGCAAAACGTCCCACTTGGATTGTTTGCGAGAACGTTCCTGGACACATCAGTTTGGGGCTCAACCAAGTGTTATCTGACTTGGAAGATAAAGCCGGTTACGCAGTCCAAACATTTTGTATTGGAGCTGTGTCCGTCAATGCCCCCCACCGCAGACAACGAATTTTCGTTATTGCACACACCAACAGACAAGGCGAATCAGATGTCACCCGATTTACTGAAAAAGGGCAGCGGCTGGTGGGCGACACCCCGGACGACGGATGGCACAGGGGGTCCACGCAAGCTGGACGAGAAAGGGCGCAGGATTTCACAAAGCAACCCCAACCTAGTGTTCGGAGCAAATCTAGCGGACCAAGTACGGATGTGGCCGACACCCAACGCGAGCGACAGATACAACGCAAACATGAAGGACGAACACGACATAAAAAAAGGTTATCTGAGGGGCGTGGTGAAAATGTGGCCGAAGACTGGTGGGCAGTTGAATCCAGAATTTGTCACTTGGCTAATGGGCTACCCGAGGGGCTGGACAGATTTGACGGATGGGAGCGAGAGCCAGCCGATATCCCAAGAGTAGCAACCGGGGTCAAAGACCGTGTTAACCGCTTGAAGGGGCTAGGCAATGCCATCCTGCCGCAAATAGCCATGCGTATCGGCCAGACGATCAAGGCGGTGCATGATGGCTGAAGCCCGGTGCAGATATAATTGTGATGACGGCTGGGTCCGGGAGCCGGACGGTGACGGTTGTGTGCAATGGACACACTGCGTCTGCGTCAATGATAAGCCAAGGCCGGAGGCTGATGATGCAGAAGAGTAAGCTAACACCAGTGCCGATATCCTTGCGTGAGGCCAATCAGTTTGTCGCAAACTTTCACCGGCATAATAAGCCTACACAAGGCGGCAAATTTGCTATTGGCGCGATCTATGCCGACAAGCTAGTTGGCGTTGCAATTGTTGGCCGTCCAATATCCGCGACATTACAAGATGGTCTGACGGCTGAAGTGACGCGGTTGTGTGTTTCTGATGATGCACCGACAAATGCTTGTAGTTTTCTTTATGGGCGGTCTTGGCGCATCTGGCAGCAAATGGGCGGTGAGCGCATGGTCACATACACATTGCAAAGCGAGAGCGGGTCAAGCCTACGAGGCGCAGGGTGGAAGATTGTGGGAGAGGTAAAACCGCATGATCGGTGGACAAAAAAAGGCAGCAACAGGTGCTGGCAACCCATATACGGGCAACTAAAGTTCAGGTGGGAGGCTGGCCGTGCAAAAGTCTAAGCTAACACCTGATCCGATACGCGACGCACCAGAAGGGCACGGCGAAGGACAAAGCCCCGGACCGTACTCAGCCCTGCCCGGCAGATCAACAAGAGACACACGCTTTGCTAGGTTCCCAATGACCTTTTTCATCCTCGCCTACTGCTGTAGCCACGCCAAGAGCTACTCAGCCACCTTCTGGGTCAATCAGCGTACCATCAGCAATGACCTCAACATCAGCCAGCAAGCAATCTCCCAGCACTTCAGAAAGCTCGTCGACTGGGGCTACATAGAAAAGCTACGTAACCAGGATTGCCGGCGTAAGTACGGCAAGAAGGGAGCCATGTGGCGCGTCGTATATGACCCAACAATGACCTGGAAAGACGTCGAGGCAATGTCACAACGACTACCAAAGACAGAAGAAGAAGAACAGGAAGCCATCCAGGACACGATAAACCAAGCAGCAAAAGGGGCCAAAGGACAACAGTCAAAGCGTAGAAAACAGCCTGTGGATAACTCAGTATCCAGTGATGCAACGACAAGCTCCAGCTTGTTGAATGGGCATAGTAACGACAAGCCCCAGCTTGTATCAACCGACAAGGTGCAGCTTGTAAACAACAATACTACTAGAACTATGATGTTAGAGGTAAATAAAAATGATTGTAGAAGACTGTGTATAAGCTACGCACACATGGTCGATCAGCGTTGGGGCGGTGGCTTTCGGTATGACCTCAGACAGGAGGAGCTAGCTGGTCAGCTTCTCAGCATGGGATACACAGTGGATGGCTTTGTAAGGGATGCTGAATCGGTATTGGATTATATGATCAAGAATAACAAGCAGCCGATAGGAAGCCTACAGTACTTCGTTACCAGGAAACAAAAGAAGGACAAGCCTATCGATGCAGAAGGGTTGGTTAAAAAGCTGACGGCGAGCATGAAGATGCCTTGATTGTACAAACCGTAGACGGTCGTTTAGGATTTGTACACGGCATCGATGACGAGGTCGCGCAAATAAAAAAGTGGACCCTTACCCCTCCCCGGGTGGCCGTGCGTATAGGGGGGTCACACAAAAATATTTTGGCATTTTACATGGAAGGATTTTTAAGATGAGGAAAAAGCTAGTTCAAGCAAAGGACGTTCAGGGCCGCGACAAGCCTTTGTGGTTAAACATAGGTTCTGTCTGGTTAAAGGATGACGGTTCGATCAAGGGCATCAAGCTGGATGTTTTGCCGTTGCCCAATGGTGAGGGTGAGATTTGGCTCCGTGCGTTTGACATTGAGGATGATGGGCAGAAGCCTGATCAGGATGCGCCGTACTAATGGCTAGGCAGCAAGTACCGCCGGTTGGCCGGTTTGCTATGGGCGAGGTGAAGAAGCGTCTCAAGGGTAGCAAGCTGATTTATGACAATCGTGATGCTTTGGCTGAGGAGTTGTTGCGGTTGGGGTCATCGAAGATCACTGACGTTGTGGACATTGAGGGCGGTACGGTTCGGCTGAAAGAGCTGGATGATATCCCGGATCATGCGTTAACGGCGATTAGGAAGATTAAGATAACCCCTACCCGCAATGGTGATCAGATAGAAGTTGAGATGATTGACAAGGTTCGGGTCTTACAGATGCTGGCGAAGAGTGCCGGGCTGTTGGATACGGAAAAGGAGGCTGACAAGCCTAGTGTTGTAGCTATTGAAATGGTGATGCCTGATGACGGAAAAAACGATACCAAGCGGTCTAAAACTTGATTTCAGTGGGGCACCGACGGTTGCCCGGTTCTTTAGGTCTGATGCGTTTGTAAGGGGCTTGATGGGGCCGGTGGGTAGCGGCAAGAGCTATGCGTGTTGTGCGGAGATATTTCGCCGGGCGGTAGAACAGAAGCCCTCGCCGCGTGATGGCGTGAAGTATAGCCGGTTTGCGATTGTTCGTAACACGCACCCTATGCTGCGTACCACGACGCTGAAGA